ATCGGGATAACGCTCCATACCATTGTTCTTGTATAAAACATTTACACCATTATCATCCAAACACCATTCTATGATTAGTTTTACTAAGGGCGAAGATGATTCCAAACTTTTAATATTTTCGAAATCCTCCACCACATAATCAAATATTGAGCACGCCAATCTACAGAGGTCAAAACTAAAATTCGGTTCCAAACGCGATTTTTTATCGTTAAAATACGGTTCGGTATTATATTGGGTAGCCGCGTCTCCGCCGGTTTGAAAACTGTCACTACAAAATAATTTTCCGTTAAATTTGTATATGGCTCTACCAAAATCTATAATTTTATATAATCGACCATAGGTTGGAACCTTGTATGTATTCTTTTTATACGTATAATAAATAAATTTATGATTTGTTGGAACATACATAATATTGTTAGTATGTAGATCATTGTGTGTAAAGGAAAACATCTTTTGATATGTTATTAAAATCATTATTATTTGCATTAATGCCGAAAACCATGCTGCTTCATTTAATTCTTCATCAATAATTAAATTGTCTAATGTATCTTCACACTTTTCCATACATATCACTTGTACCGGAAACTGTGGAATAGTAACCATAAGAGCCTCTTCTTCTACATCTGAATCGTCATCCTCTATATCAGATCCAGAATGTTTACTAGAAGTTTTGGTTAACCCTTCGAAACCATCATCGGAATTAGCTTCTGAGTCACTAACATCATTATCATTATCATTTGTATAGGATGTTCTGGAAGAACACGATGATTCAGACTTTAATGACTTGGATTTTTTTTGTTCATCAATTAAAAAATCGCTTGAATTTGTAATATCAACCAATTCTGTATTACTTTTAATATCATCTAATGACACTACATTTACGTCTGAATGGTTCTCAAATATGCTTTCAAATATGCTTTCATCTAATGATTTTGCCGATAATGCATAAGCATTTAAACTGCCGGCGATATTTAACGGTTTAAACATTTTGGTGTCTTTATTCGGGGTTGTAATTAAATGCGTATAATCTTCGACATGAAATAATATATTTTGTTGTTTATTGAAAAACTCGGATTGTATCAAATAATCTATATCGTCGAATACGTCGATTTTAAAATCCTTTTTAATAGCTAAAAATGACCCATAATAATCTAGACCATGAATAAAACTATGAGTGTGTAGAAGCCTACTAGTTAAAAATGAAAAGAACCCGTCTATAAAAGACGAATTATTAGGGTCTTCTACTTTTGGATGTACCTTATGTGCTTTATCTATGGATGGCAAATTGAACAAATTAGGGTCATTATGGTTATATTTACCAACCAAATATTTAAAAGGGTCTAACAATGGCGCCATCTTAATAAAAACCGATTTAGTCGTAGTTAACGTGTCATCTTTATCACTTATGTGACGAATTTTACATGTAAAAACATGTTCTTGATCATCCTCTTTATTTTTACTATCCTTAATATCTGATATAGACCACGCATGATTTAAATTAATAGAATTGTAATTGTTGTTGTTTAGAGTAAAAAAACGTTCGTATATGGGAATATAGTTTTGAACTTTTTCTAAATTAATATTTTTGTTAGTTTGAAATTTATTAAACAAGTTAAAGTTCTTACGTTTTTGATAGTTCACCGTAATAGTCATTAGCTAATAAAAATATTAATAATAATTGTATTTAACTCATTTTTTCTAAAATCGTTTAAATATGGAGGCGATTATTTGTTAGTTTATTATAAAATTGAAAGTAAATATACTAATAATTTATGAATTAATATATTTTTAGCAACCATGATATCAGCGGTAATGATCGGTATTGTAATACCAGTTTTCATTTGTTTCACTTGTTTGTATACCATATGTATTTATAGATATTTTCATAGATAATGGATTCGTTTAGAATAAATAAAATAAATTTATGGTATAGTATAATATATTCATGAATTTAGAGTTAAAAAAGTTTGATATGAAGAGTATCAGTTTCAAGGCGAATGAGTCTAAAGGTCCAGTCGTTGTTTTGATTGGTCGTCGTGACACCGGTAAATCTTATTTGGTTAGGGACGTTTTATATTATCATCAAGATATTCCAATTGGGACTGTTATATCCGGCACCGAAGAAGGTAACGGATTTTACGGTAAATTAGTGCCGAAATTGTTCATTCATAACGAATACAATACGGCCATTATTGAAAATATATTGAAACGTCAACGCGGCGTACTAAAACAAATTAAAAAGGAAATGGAGCAATTTAATCGAAGTACTATTGACCCCCGCACATTCGTTATTTTAGATGATTGTTTGTATGATAACACGTGGGCGCGTGATAAAATGATGCGTCTTCTTTTTATGAACGGTAGACATTGGAAGGTCATGTTACTCATCACAATGCAATATCCCTTAGGTATACCGCCAACGCTGAGAACTAACATTGATTATGTATTCATTTTGAGAGAACCTTATATCGCCAATCGAAAACGTATTTATGAAAATTATGCTGGTATGTTTCCCACACTGGAATCGTTCTGTCAAGTGATGGATCAATGTACAGAGAATTATGAGTGTCTAGTAATCAATAATAATGCGAAATCAAACAAATTACAAGACCAAGTGTTTTGGTACAAAGCCGACGCACATAATGACTTCAGATTAGGTTCAAAAGAATTCTGGGAATTGTCCAAACAAATCAATGATGACGATGATGAGGAGCAATATGACCCTAATAATGTGAAGAAACGCGGACAAGGACCCAAAATCGCTGTGAAAAAGAGTAAATGGTAGAAGCGGAATATGTAACAGTTTTTTGAAGGCATATCATTTAAAATGACAACCTTTTATAAATACTAATTCTTTACAATAATAAATATATAAACTACTATTTAAAATTAACTTCATATTATCTTGTATATGAAGTTCATTCAATATTTAACTGTCGCGATTTTTTTAGGCTCCAGAACGTTTGCTTTTACGCCTTTTCGCGGAGCACATACTACAAGAATGAACTTATTTATGAAACAAGAGTCTAAATTGGGTTTACAATTAATGTATACACCCAAAACTATCAATCAAAAGGCTTATGTAAACGCATTAACTAACAAGAATGACAGTATTACGGTAGTGGTTGGACCCGCTGGAACCGGTAAGACATTGCTCGCATGTAATGCCGCTATTAATTATTTTAAGGAGGGGAAAATCGACAAGATTATTATAACAAGACCCGTTGTTCCAGTGGAAGAAGATATTGGCTTTTTGCCCGGAACCCTAGCGAAGAAGATGGACCCGTGGACGAGACCCATTTTCGATATTTTCGAAGAATATTATTCAAAAGCACAAGTGGCCAACATGGTTTTAAATGGGCAAATCGAAATTTCACCACTAGGATTTATGCGTGGACGAACATTTAAACACGCCTTTATTATTGCCGACGAAATGCAAAACAGTAGTCCCAATCAGATGTATATGTTGCTTACAAGAATAGGTATAAATAGTCGCATGGTAGTCACTGGTGATTTAGAACAGAGCGACAAATTGGAGCACAACGGCCTCAAGGATTTCATTCAAAAATACAGAACAATGGATAATACGCTAACAAAAAACATTGCGCTGATAAATTTAGACAAATCAGATATTCAGCGCAGTGAATTGGTGACCCAAATCATTTCACTGTATCATTATAAACCGACGATTACTAGAACAGTACTACCAATACCACCAGTACAACCACCAGTACAATCAATAGTAAAAACAAGCAAGATAACATATTCTTATATCGATACGACAAAAAATGGCGACAATGATGCTGCGTTAATACCAATGAAGCATTATAGAAGACCTTAATTATTTGTTACACGCGTGTATCAATGTAGTAAAGATTCAGCAATAGCAAACCATCCACGTCAAATAAGAACAAGTTTCTAGTCATTATAATATAATTTTGTTATATTATAATTTATCATAATATCTAATAGGTATTTATACATTTGCCTATTTTTAAAATTACTTACTTACTGCGAAAGGTCCGGACTTCAATTGGGAACGACCATTGTCCGTCTTTCCAGTCACAATATTGTCACCTTCGAATAGCTCGTTACGAATGTCCGCAACCGAAATTGCTTCCGATTCCTTATGACTGAACGTGCTCTCGGTAGTGTTATGACCCACGCCAACTAGGTTACCATCTGCGTCGATATCTTGGGTAATTACATTACCATATGTTTCAGCATTCTTTCTATTCTGTTCAATTGCTTTTTGCTTGGTTTCCTTGACACGCGCTTCAAATGCGCTCTTCGCGGCAGACTCATTCTTCTTCTTTTCTTGGGCCAATTGATTTAGCTCCTCCTCCAAGTATTCCACACGACCCGTCTTGTAAGCCTC